ACTATTAACGTCAGTAGAAACTTTTAATGTAGTACTACCTGTAATAGTTTTCTTAGCATTATTCTTTATCTCAGTGTTTGCAAATATTTTATAACCAGCAGGATGTGCTGCTCTTTGATATCCTTCTTTCCATGTAATAAATGGTGTTTGTGAAGATATTTCATAAGCATATTTTTGATATCTTAAACTATCTTGTATCTTAAACACACTAAATCCAAGATGTGATTTAGTATCTAAGAATTGTTTTGGAGTTTCTACTACAGAATTTAAAGTTACCCCAGTAGTAGCAGAATAAGATTCATTTACATAACCATATGCACCTGAGTTTATACCTTGTAAAACATTACCTACAACAATTTCTTTATTGGAATTTTCTAATCTAACTATAGAACTATTAGGTTGCCATCCTTTATTTGCTGCAATATATCCAAAATATTGACCTCCTATATCAGATGATGAATTTCTAATAAGAACCTTCTCACCAGTAATAAAAGATGATTTTTGAATAGTGGCAGTTGCTGTTGCTTTTCTTTCTAATAGAATTACTTGATAATATATGAATTCTTGACCTAAAGGTGTTACTATTGCTTTATCATCTGCACCACCACTAGCAACAGAATCAGAACTTCTTGGATCAACATAATCTGTACCACCACTGGTATATCTGTTCTTCATAGTAATGGTATCAATAAATGCATAAAAAATACCACTCTCTACATATTTTAATTTTCGTTCGTTAGTTATTGGATCAACATCATTTGTATCTCTATAATAAGCTCTTATCTTATAAGAATCATTATCTAAAAAGTATTGTTTAAAGTTAAATTTAAAACCTAGTTCACCACTACTATTAAGAGTAGCATAATAATATTTCTCAATATCTAATGTAGGTGCAGATGAATACCTAACACCTTCATATGCAATTTCTAAATCTATTATTTTACCATTTGATATTATTGGATTTAATATTGCATGACCTGCATTTTGATTAGATAATCCTCCACCAGTAACAACAATTCTTGGTGTAAAGATATATCCTTCACCAGAATCTGTAATTGATATTCCAGAAACTACAAAATTTTGAGATATTTTTGAAATTTGTGGAAATCTTAGTTTTGGTTTATTATCTGAAGCTGGATTATATCCATATCCAGAATTAATTGCTTGAACTGATTGTATATTACCAATACTATTAGATATAGGTTCTAATATAGCATTTGTACCTGCATTACTGGTAACACTACTAATACCAGGTAATATATCATAATCAAATCCACCAGATGTCAAAGTAGCAACTCTTATAGGACCTGTGGCAAAAGGAGAAGTTGTACTATACCTAAATGTATTACTATTGTAACCACTAATAAATGCACTAGGACTTTCAGGAGTGTATATCTCAAAATTAGCAGTATTAGCGTTAACTATCTTATACTCACCATTAACTGGTTCTGGTAAAGTGCTTATATGTACATCAACAACAGTATTAGAAGTAAAATTAGTAAATCTTAAAACATACTCTGTTAAATCAGAAGAATCTGGATATATTGTAAATGAATCCAAATTACCAAATGCATCTAAAACTTTATTAACATTAACATCAAAGTATTGTTTTTGTTTACTAGCATCACCAGGACTAAAGAAAGATATATCAAATTTATCACTATTTTGATTTAATGTATATTTGTATGATGATCCTTCATAGAATGTCTTATAATAGTTACCATTAAGTTCAATAAACTGAGTACTTGGATCTCCTACATCACCTGATGCACTAAATGTCGTTTCTGTTAGAGTTATAGGATAAGTAAAGTTTGTTGCTGTTGCTGCTTCTATAGTTACATCATCATTTGCTGTTAATCCATTATTTTGTGCAATAATTCTAGTTAATGTTCTATCTTTTTCATATTTTCCAACTTTTGCAAAAACTCTACTTAATCTACTAACTGGAGTTCTAGGATAATGCTGCCCAATAGTAGTTTCAAAAGTAGCTCTCTCTACTATAAGTAAATGTTTATATGTAGAAGTTAATATATTAATGTTATCACTAACAACTGCAGTAGGATTATAAGTTGTAGAACCTACTAATATTTCTGCTACGGGACTAGAATCAAATGTACCTTGATCAAACACTAAATCTTCAATATTACTGTCACCATCTAAATCTACAACATCAGCACTAACACCAGATAAACTTTGTAGTTGTCTATTAAGATACAAATAATACTGATTACCACCAGTAGTTCCAGTTCCATCTACAATTCTAGTTCTTAAGAAATTACTTTGTTTAGTAATTTGTATATCAACTACAGTTGCATTTTCACTATTAATTTGTATAACGTCACCTATAACAAAGGGAGAACTATCAAACACTTCTATACCAACACATAGTGTTATAATAGAATTAACTGAATGTGACTCAGCTACTGAACCAGCTTGACCTCTTGCTACAAATATATGTCCAGTACCTAATTTAAGTACTTTCATATACTCGTCACCTATTTTGATGTATTTTCTTTCTGTTGTTGAAAAGAAATCAGAAATAGTTCCATTAGTAAAACTTCCTACAGAAAAATAAGTATCTACACTACTAATATCTTGTGTTAATAATGCTGTAACAACAGTAGCACTAACTGAAATAGCATCTATATCATTACCTGCTAATTCTCCAACTTTAGTAGAATCTACTGTTAAAGCAGTATCATATATCTCATCATTGACTGTTGGTTCACCAGTAATACCACTAAGGTACATCCTTCTATTAATTTGATCTACACTGTGTATAGTTGCTTGAAATCCAATACCATTCTTTATTGTCTGCCCAGATGTAAAGTGCTGTATCTCATTATAATATTCAAGATAATCGTATAGTGTAGCAGTAACACTAGTAACTAATTTACCATCTAGTACACTAACAAATCCACCAGCTCCAAATCCACTTGTACCACTATTATCAAAATTAACAATATCACCAATTTTATAACCATCACCACCTGATATAATATCAATAGAGTCAAGAGATGCTAATGTAGATGAAGGTACTGATTTTACACTAAAAGCACCTTGGTCAATAGATTTTGATACTGAAGTAGAATCTTTAGTAACATAACGCCTAACACCTTTAATAGAATCAATATTTACAACTTCTAAGTCATTAAAATCTTTGTAAGTTACTCCTGCAAATTTAGGACCTACAAAAAAAGGAAATCCACTCTGTATTATACTATTGACGTTTAAATCAAAAGTCATAAAATATGCATACACACCATCAGGATATTCTGGAGTAACACAGAATCTACCATTTTGTTCATCTAAATCAGCACCTGATGCACTCCAAATGTAATCTTGTGCAAAAGATCCAAAACCATAAGCACCAAGACCATCATAATTAGTACCAGTATTTCTGATAGGATTATTGTTATTAGTATGTTCTCCTGATGATAATGTTCTATATCCACTTCTTATTTTTGCAATTTGATTAGGATCTGCCCTCAATGCATTTTTATATCCATAAGGACCATATATTGGAGCACCATCCAATGCCCAACCTATAATTGGAGAATGTACTGAAGGATTTAAGAGATTAAAACCTAAACTCTGTTCTCTTGGAGGTCCTAATAATGTTAATTTCTTGGCAATTTTAGTTTCACCATCTTCTTGTATTTGTCTATCACCTGATAAAAACAATCCACTTTGGTTATCATAGTATGGTGCAATTTGTGAATCATCAAAGTTATTAAGAAGATCCCATTTAGTTACAGTTGGTAGTAATATATCTCCAGAACCTGGTTCTTCAATACTTAGTGTTACACCAAGATCTGAATAGTTTATACCTTGGTTTATAACCTTTAATTCAACAATAGAACCTGCACTCATAGTAGGTACAATAACAGCACCACTTCCAGTACCAGCATTATCACTAATTGATACCATTGGAGGACTATTATATTGGTTTCCACCGTTAATAACTGTTGCTTGTATAATTTTACCATTAGATACAGTTACGAATCCAGTACCACTACTACCTTTTACTAATTCGTAACTAGGATCTTGTTTATATCTTTTACCTGGATTTGTAACATTAACTTTAGTAATAGAACCTGTTACAAAAGCACTTAATATAGCATTTTCAGTTACACCAGCTTGTTGACCCAGTACTGGGGTAATTCTTATAGTGGGTTGTTTAGTATAACCCTTTCCAGCATCTAAAATTCTTATTTTTGTGATTGCTCCACCAACTACGATTGGTTGTAGTAAAGCTGGTGAAAAATCTAAACCTGTATACTCAGTATCGGTAGGATCTTTAATAATATCAATACTAATGTTATTAGGATAACCTAAACCACCTTTTTCAATGTAAACCTCTTTTAATGAACCATTTACAACTAACTCTGCTGTAGCACGTTCTCCTTCAAACCCAGTTGCTCCTGATGTAGGTACAAATGAAAGATCTGTTCCATTCTCATCTCTAGGTACATCAATAACCATTGTAGGTGGATTATTGACATTATAATGAGTTCCACCAGATTCTATACCAATACTCTCTACTTTACCTCTTACTATTGTTGTAGCACTTTTCCAACTAAGAATAACAGTTCCATCTACTAAAAATCCTACAGGTTCGTTTGTTGGTATATTTTCTTTACTTCCTTCTGGACTACGTTGAAATGTTCTAGGAAAACGCCTAATATATTTTCCATCTTCAAGAATAACATTAGATGGTATATCAAATATAGTATAATCAGGAATACTGGATGTATACACATATGTTGAATTATCATCATACCAAACGGTGTTTATATTTGTTAAGAACCCATTTCTAGTTGTACATGGTAAAGTGTCATTAAAACTCCAACTATTAATAATTCTATCTTCTACTTCAATAATATCTGATACTTGACCAATATCTCCAACTTGATATGAAGTTAGAGTAGAATCTATACTAAATCCAGCAACACCTGCATATATTACAAAAAATACGTCTGGTCTACTTTTTACGGTTGCCAAAGATACAGAATCGTAAATTGTTTGACCAATTTCATAACTTATATTACTAAAGTCCTTAACTTTAAAATAATTAAGAGTTTTCTCCGTATATTCTACTAAAATCTCACCAATACGTAAATATCCTTTTTCTGGAAACTCATAAGTAGAATCTACAAATAATTTGTCTTCAATTAAGGTTGAAGTAATTTTTGTAAATCTTGTTGGGTTTAAAAGTGCTCCATTTGATAATTCAACCTCATATACTTGACTTGAAGAAGAAAAGACATTTTCTACGGTTTGAATTGGAAATTCATTACCTTCTTGCATAAATGAATCACCATCAAGAGATCTTGGATCGTAATTATCCAAAGATTCAATCCTAACAATCTCTTTACTCTGATAAGTTGCATTTGAAGAGTCAATTAACGATTCATTGTAATTTTTAAGTTCTGGTTTTTCTTGAAAAAGGAATTTGAAGTAATAATCAATACCTTGAGGTGTTCCTTTAGAAAGATAGAAATCTTTTGCTCTTTTTAGAAGGAAATCAACATTTACAAGGTCTAAATTATCAACTAAGACGTTTGATGGAAAATCTATTAAATATTGCTCTCTAATTTGTTCTAGAAAGTATAGAATGTAATTATATGACTGATTATTGACAATAGAAGCATCTGCATGGTCAGCAGCGACTGTTACAACGTTTGGAGTAAATCCATCAGTGACAGTTAAGGTGTTATATGTCCATCCTCTACTACATTCATTAAAATTAGTTTTATTGTCTGATGTATGCTCTAATCTCTTATAAAAGATGACCTCAGAATCAATTTTAAGCAGTCCGTTATTTAAGGGGAAGTCAACATGCCCTAAAACTGTAATAGACGTGTCTGAGGCGGTTATAGCACCGTCTAGGGTCGCTTGTGCATCAGCTTCAGTGTAAGTATCAATATCAACAAGTTCTGTAAGTCCATTTAGTAAATCAAGTGCATTTCCATTAGTTTCTAAGAACCTATAATAGTCCTTAAAGAAATTAATGAAATTTGGATACTCATTGGACAGATAATCTGGAACCTGCTGTTCAATGGAGTTTGATACTTGTAAAGAATTGAACATTAGCTAGAAACTGGTGTTTGACCTACTCCTGATGTTCTAGATGAAGATGAAATATCATCTAGGATTGTTGTAACCGTAATATCTGAATCTGCTATTGTTAAATAGAGATCTCTCAAGGCAATAATGTCGTTAGATGCAGGAATCATTGATACAGAGATGTATGGAGTTCCTCCGACTGTAGAACTTATGTTAATACCATTAATATTTATTTCACCCATTGAATAATCAATAGTTCCGATACTTTGACTGTAGTATTTCTTTTCACTTCCGTCTACACGGTAAATTGCAATACTGTTTGTACCGTATTTCTCCAAATACCAAATATATGACTGATCTTCACCAGTCAATTTGAATCCACTGGATACAAGGTCAGTATTTTGTGAAATTACGTTACCATAGCATATTGTGTAAGATGCAAAAACATTAGTCAGTGCTGTAATGTTCTTTTTCATCCGAATACGTGTAATATTGGATGTTATACCAATATCTGCATCATCAATTAGACCAACAAGCTTGGAATACTTAAATTTACCGTTAAACCTCTCTAAATCTGCAGTGTTACCAAAATTCTGAATTGTATTCCTTACAACATTAGTAATATTCGCTGAATTTCTGCGTGTATTGTTATTATTGTAGTAAACAAAGGAAGTTATCTCCAAATACAAGAAAGATGGATCTATAATCTCAGGTATAACACTCAATATGGTATATTTCTTGATTGCTTTCTGTAATTCCTTCTTAGCAGTAGTTGTAAGTGCTTCTGCACCATTAGGTTTTGCTACAATGTACACTTTTCCATATTGCGGAGGATTTGCTTCTTCTCCACCATATACAGATAAAGATTGTAAGTTTGGATATAGTTCCGCAACTAAAGTTTCATAATCCCGTACAGTTACGGCTCTACGCTGAGAAGAATAATATCTTGGAGCCAAATATTTGATAGATGTAACGTCTTCTGGATCAGCACCGCCAAAAGAATTAGTAGTTACGGTAATTGTTGGTTGTAAATCCGTAATTGTTGTACTTCCACTTATGATAGTACCGACAAATTCAAAAGCACTACACTCATTTGCTAATGCTTTGTTAGTGTTAAGGTACTCAATAGCAATACTATCACCATTTTGTATCTTACGTCCAAACACTCCGTCTCCAAATATAATTTCAAACTGTTCACTCTTGTTTTCCTGTACAAAGTAAACTCTATCAGTTGCAGTAATTTCGGTAATGTCTTTTACTGGTCTATATGACAATGGAACACTAGTATCAAAGTGATCTACTATAACTGTAAGTAAATCTATGTCTGCATCAGCACTAGGAATGATAAATGACTGTTTTGTAGTTGTATCTACTGCATAATTAAGGTTTAATAGGTTTCCTTGGTAAATGTCAATGTCTGTAAAGGTAACACGACGAATTCCATTACTATCAATATAGGATTCTCTGGTAACATCTGCTAAAACACTGAAAATGAAAGTTCCTTCAGCATTTTTACCAACAAAGGCAGTTCCTTTCTTTAAGGTAAGTGATGACTGTGCAGGTGTTACGACAAAATCCATCGTAATTGTTGCTTTTGCTGCTTTTGCAGACCTTGGGGTATATCCAACTAACTTAGCAAGTGATACTACATTCTCTCTTATAGATGCACTATCAAAAAAGACCTCATTCGCCACCAGGTTGGCGTTTAAGGCACTGTAATAGGTGTTATAGGATAATACATCCAATAACTGTGATAATACCGATCCTTCAAAGTTATAGTCACTAAAAGTATCAGAAGATCTCATGAACTCCTTCAAACTTGTTTTTACCTCTTCAAAGTCGAGATTAGTTACTTGATTAAACGCCATTATACTCTTTCTAGTATTAAATTAAGCGATTGTGGATCTAAAGGCAT